AATTTTTTGGAGATACGTCAAGTGCTTATATAATGTGGGATACTTCTGCTGATAAATTATTAACAGCAGGTGGTGCCTTAGTAGATATAGTTAAAGACAAATTAATGATTGGTGGTACTGCGGTAACAACGACTGCGGCAGAACTTAATAAATTAGATGGTGCAGGAGTAACTACAGCAGAAATAGACTACAATGATATTGCAACATTAGGTACAAGTGCTGCTTCTAAAACTTTAACAGCAGATGCTAATAATTTATCAAAAATTACTGGTGCTATTTATATTGAAGAAGCTACATTAAGCTTTGATGCGACTCAAGATTGGGATGTAAGAGCATCTCCAGTTGCACAAGTGACATTAACAGCTAATGTAACTTTTGATGCACCATCTAATCCAACAACAGGACAATATATTTCTATTCTTTGTATTCAAGATGGAACAGGAAGTAGAACTATTGCCTGGAACGCCGTTTTCGAATTTACGGGTGGCACAGCCCCTACGGCTACAACAACTGCAGCAAAAGGTGATTTATTTACATTTAGATATCATAATTCACATTGGATAGAAGTTGGAAGGAACCTTAACTTAACGAGAGCTTAATATTATGTATGCACTAATAACAGACGGATCAATAACAAAATACTTTAGTGGTAATAAAGGTATTACCATTGGAAGTGTTCAATATCCAAAAGCGATATTTACTCTATGGACACCCGCTGAAAAAGAAGCGATTGGTCTTTATGAAGTTATTCAAAACAACGCTAAGAAAAAAGAAGAAGAATATTATATTAATACCGACCAAACTTTTACTTATGACGCAGATGCGGGAACAGTAACTGCAACGTATGGTGATGCAACGGCGAAAGCTCATGCAGATCTTTTATACACAGCACAAGATGAATCTGATGGACTCGGTACTGAAGGTGAAGTTCATATTCCAGGATTAAAAACAGTTAAGATTAAAAAAATTAAACAACAAGCTGCTAGTGAATTAACAAGAACCGATTGGTACATTGTTCGAAAAGCAGATGCCGATACAGCAGTCCCATCAGCCATTACAAATCACAGAGCCGCGGTCCGTACGAAATGTGCTCAAATGGAAACGGCAATTACAAATGCTTCAAATACAGCAGCCATACAAACTTTATACACATACGTAAATACGGCAGATGAAGGTGATCCTCCGGTTTTGGAAAGACCACTAGGAGAGCTACCAAGATTGGAGTCTTAATATGGCTTTTCTTATAGGTGGAGCAAATTCAGCAGCAGCTACAGGGTTTGATGTAGATAATTCCTGTCGGTTTAATGATGCAGATAGTGCAATTTTAACAAGAACTCTTGGAACACCTACTAATGTAGATAAGTGGACTTTTAGTGCTTGGATAAAATGGGAATACTTTGGTGGTGATACTAAAATGTTTTCAGCTTATGTAGATGGTAGTAATTTTGGTCATATTCAATTTACAGCATACACACTTTCATATAATGGAACACCATCAGCTGGAACTTTAACAACGAATAGAGTATTTAGAGATCCTAGTGCCTGGTATAATATACAAGTTATTTATGATTCTGGAAATTCAACAGAAGGAGATAGAATACAGATTTGGGTAAATGGAGTAAGAGAAACTTCTTTTTCTACTGAAACTTATCCTTCACAAAATCAAGATGGTGTATTTAATTCTGCTCAACCTCATGCGGTTGGTGGTAGAGCAGATAGTTCACAATTTTGGGGTGGTTATATGGCTGAAGTCGTATTTTGTGATGGACAGGCTTATGATGCTTCTAATTTCGGTGAGTTTGATGAAGATAGTCCAACAATATGGAAACCAAAAGATGTTTCAGGATTAACTTTTGGTAACAACGGATTTTATTTAGACTTTGAAGCGTCAGATAATCTTGGCAACGATGCAAATGGTGGAACAGATTGGTCGGAAGCTAATCTAGACGCAACAGATCAAGCAACTGACACTCCCACGCTAAATTATTGCACAATGTCACCAATAGCTTCTCTTGATTCTCCTATTATGTCACAAGGAAACTGCTTTATGACAAATGATGGTTCTGATGAACACGCAGTATCTACATTTGCCGCATCAAATGGTCGTTGGTATTTTGAAGCAAAAATTACAGTACAGAATTCTGGCGATGCTATGGTAGCTGGAATATCAGATGTTTATATGTCGCAAAAAGAATTAGCAGAGGGTTGGCTAGGAATGGACCCAGGTCAATACGGATATGTCTGTGATAATGGAAAAATTTACCACAATGACGATGGTGGAACTGATCATGGAGATGATATGACAACTAATGATATTATAGGGGTTTATGTTGATCTGACAAGTTACAAATTATATTTTTCAAAAAATGGAGTGCTTCAAAATAGTGGAACAGGATATACTATAACAGCACCAGCAAGTACGACAGGTGGTGCTTATCACTTTGTAACTGGTGATTGGTATGGATCAACACATAATGTTGATTACGGAGTTAATTTTGGAGGCTGTCCAGCTTTTGCAATTTCATCTGGAAATGCAGATGACAATGGTCATGGAAATTTTGAGTACTCACCAAATATTACAGGTGATGGTTCAGCAAAATCTTTTTATGCACTTAATAGTGCCAATTTAGCGGAGTTTGGATAATGGCTTTTACAGAAATAGACGATCCATCAGCATATTTTAAATGCCATTTATATACTGGCACAGGTTCTTCAAATGCACAAACATTTGCAGATACTGATACTGATATGCAACCTGATATGGTTTGGATCAAATCAAGATCAGATGGGTTTAATCACATGCTTTATGATGCCGCTAGAGGAGTACAAAAACATATAAAACCTGATACTACCGCAGCAGAAGCAACCGATAGTAATTCTTTAACTGCATTTGGTTCTGATGGATTTACTGTAGGATCAAACTCTGATCTTAATAATAGCTCAGATACCTATGTCGCTTGGTGTTGGAAAGCTAATGGATCAGGTGCAGCAAACTCTGAAGGAAACACTACCACTACAAAAACTTCAGCTAATACTACATCAGGATTTTCAATAATAACTTACGATGGAGATGGGGCAGCAGCTACACTTGGACACGGGCTTGGTTCTGTAGTAAATTTAATAATACAGAAAAATATAGACGATACAGAAAATTGGCACGTATATCATCACAAAAATACTTCAGCACCTGAAACAGATTATTTAACTTTAAATACTACTAATGCTACTGATGATCAATCATCAAGATGGAATGATACAGCTCCTACCTCAACACTTATAACTATTGGTACTGATTCTTCTGTTAGTCAAAGTGGAGAAAGTATGGTTATGTATGCTTGGTCAGAAAAACAAGGCTTCAGCAAGTTTGGATCATACATAGGAAACGCAAATGCTAATGGAGATTTTATTTATTTAGGATTTAAACCAGCATTGGTTATAGTTAAAAAAGCTTCGGCTACGGACAACTGGTTTATGTTTGATAATAAAAGAGAGGGGTATAATGCACTCAATGATGCTTTACGACCAAATCTAGCTAATGCTGAACTTAATTTATCAGGAGTTGGAATGGATTTGCTTTCTAATGGGTTTAAATTAAGATCAGGCGATGATGATTTAAATGATTCGAATACTTTTATCTATATGGCTTGGGCAGAAGCACCTTTCGTCAATTCAAATGGAGTGCCTTGTAACGCGAGATAATTATGCTACAAAAAGTAAACTTTGCACCAGGATTTAATAAACAAGTAACCGCAACCGGTGGTGAAGGCCAATGGGTAAGTGGTGACTATGTTCGTTTTAGATATAACTCTCCTGAAAAAATAGGAGGTTGGGCTCAACTGGGAGATGCAACACTTACAGGAAGAAATACTGCATTACATCATTTTGTTAATGCATCAGGTATCAAGTATGCTGCTTTAGGAACAAACCGATTTTTATATGTCTATTCTGGAGGAGCTTTTTATGATATAACTCCTTTGAAAAGTACAACCACTTTAACTAGTGCCTTTACAACAACCAATGCCGATGCAACAGTTACGATCACGTTTGCGAGTTCTCATAATATCTCTAAGTATGATATTATTCGTTGCGATAATTTTAGCTCTGCTACCAATTCTAATTTTGATTCTGATGATTTTGATGATACGAATTTCATGGTTACCTCCGTACCCACATCAACAACAATCACCGTTGAAATGGGATCAGTCGAAAGTGGATCGGGAGCATCTACATCCGGAGGCGTAAGAGTCAAACATTTTTATTCTATCGGTCCAGCCGTAGAAGCTTCAGCCGCTGGTTGGGGTTTAGGTTTATGGGGCGGTAATGTCGCTGGAGAATTAACAGCTACTTTAAACGGTGCGATTGACGCTGATGACACAAGTCTTGTGTTGTCGGATTCAGCCTCTTTTCCTGCAACCGGAACGCTTTTAATTGACAATGAGCGTGTAACGTATTCTACAAACACAACAGGAACGAATACCATATCAGGAATTACTCGAGCAGCGGATAATACAACAGCAGCTTCGCACTCGGATGCAGTCACGGTTTATGATGCTTCGGATTATACAAAATGGGGTGCATCACAAACAGGAGATATTGTAACGGCTCCAGGTTTATGGCACTTAGATAATTTTGGAAACAAAATTATTGCAACGATTGTCGATGGTTCGACTTTTGAATGGGATTCAGATGCAGCAGGAGGTACATCAACACGAGCAACGATTATATCAGGTTGCCCTACAGCAACAAGACAAACTTTAGTATCCACTCCCGATCGGCACTTAGTCGCTTTTGGTACAGAAACAACGATTGGTACAACATCAACACAAGATGATATGTATATTCGTTGGTCTGATCAAGAGGACTTAAATACATGGGCACCTACAGCAACTAATACCGCTGGCACACAGAGACTGGCCGATGGTACAAGAATTGTTGGAGCCATTAGAGGTCGTGATGCAACTTACATTTGGACCGATACTTCTTTATTTATTATGAGATTTGTGGGTTCACCTTTTGTATTTCAATTTCAACAAGTAGGTACCAACTGTGGACTCATTGGTAAGAATGCAGCCGTCGAAGTTGATGGCTCGGCTTATTGGATGTCAGAAAATGGCTTCTTTAGATATACAGGTAAACTAGATTCACTAGCATGCTTGGTTGAAGATTATGTTTTTGATGATATCAATACCGTTCCTAAAAATCATATTCATGCAGGATTAAATAATCTGTTCGGTGAAGTAACATGGTTCTATCCAGGAAGTGGTGCAGCATCAAACAATCGATCAGTGACTTATAATTATATGGATTCAACACCTGAAAGACCGGTATGGACAACAAGTTCACTTTCAAGATCAACATGGTCGGACTCGCATATTTTTGGCAAGCCGCATGCAACCGAGTATGATTCATCCGCAACCAGTGATACAACGGTAGGTAACACCGATGGTGTATCAACTTACTTTGAACACGAAACAGGAAACAATCAAATTAAAGATGGAGCCTCAACAGCCATTGCAGCAAATATACAATCAGGAGATTTTGATATAGCACAGACTCAAGGAGGAGGTGCGGACCTAAGAGGTGATGGAGAAAACATAATGAAAATAAGAAGAGTACTACCGGACTTTTTATCACAAACAGGAACAGCAAGAGTAACACTTAATTTAAAAAATTACCCAACGGATTCGGAAGCGAGTTCGTCACTAGGACCTTTTGATGTTACAACAAGTACAACAAAAATAGATACAAGAGCGCGTGCACGTGCTATAGCTTTAAAAGTATCCAATACAGGTTTAGCACAACACTGGAAACTGGGTACGTTTAGATTAGATATACAACCGGATGGAAGAAGATAATGATAGATAAAAGCATGAGACAGTAT